GCCCTTCAAGATCACAGGCAACACAGGGGTGTTCGGGCCAAGCGTCTGCAAAAGCCCAATAAACTGCTGTTGTTCGTACTCTCTAGCAATAATTCCAAGGGTTGCAGTTGGAATGAAGTTCATATCAACTGAGGGATACCGCTCTGGGTCGAACTGCATATAGCGGAAAGCCGCTTTTTGGATGAACGGGATCAGGAAATCCTCTTGGAAGTTCACCAAAGTGCGTTTGTACTTCTTGATGATAGAAGCGACAGCCATAGACATACCGCCTTGACCACCATCTCTAGCCACGTTGCTAATCATGCCTTGGGAATCCAATGTTCCAGTTGCTTGCAACAACATACGCTCAAAGTCTTTGGCCGTAGCCAAGTTGTTGGGGTCGCTTTGACCAAACTTGAAGGGATAAAGAATCTCAGAAGGTGCGCCATTGGTAAGGATTGCTTTCCCTGGCTTTACTTCAAACTTCATTCCCCTTGGGAGTCTGGTTGCGTCCATAGCAATCATGGGGCTAGTGGTCAATGCCAAGGAATCTAAGTGTGAGCGAGTCTGTGCATCAATAGCCTTTTGCATATTGAACGCTTTTTCTACTGTGCCTCTGCCAAGTAAGCGATTAGGTACTGTGTCATCCTGATAACTTAGAACAGGCCGATCCTTCATCATGTATGGGTTTTCTTCTGCTTTGAGAAGTTGCCCATCATTGGCAATCACAACAATGGCTTCCACCATGTCTGAGTAGTCTTCAGCGACAGAGTTCTCAGGAAACAACTCAACAATGTCTTTGTTTTCTTTGAGATTGTTCAAGTACTCTCTTGGGACTAAACCATAGTAGGTCAGGAGAAGAACCTTCTCGTCCTGATACTGGCTTACCTCTTGGGTAGGCTCTAAGTCTGTATCCTCGCCAGTAGTACCAATATCTACCTTGCGATAGATACCCTTCTCTATGCCTTGGACAATCTTGTGAATCGAGATGTATTTCTCAATAGCCACACCCATACAGTCATCAATGGAAGTGCCATTTGGGTCAAACAAGAAGTTCTTGGGATTGATAGGCATGATCTTCACGCCAATGCGGTCTTTTTCCATGACACCAATAGCCGCTTGCCCTTGCATATTTGGGATGGCTTGGGTGGCGGGGACGTATTCTTTCTCAGTCTTAACAACAATCTCACCTATGCCTGTGCCATAGATTTCAGCCATCAACTCAATTTGGTCAATCGACTTCCTGATTTTGTCTTTCTTGAAGTCTTCCATCAGTTGAGCCTTAATTAACTCAACATCTATGGGGTTGCCGTTGTAGTCTCTGATGTCATCTTCAATGTCAAAGAATTCGCCTTGACCAAAGATTGCTTCCATGATCTCAGCATGGCGAGTCTCTACGGCTTGTTGGGTGGCGGGGGTGACAATTCTAGAACGCTCAGATTCACGGGTTTTGTCTTCAGAAGCCCATTGACCACGGAAGATGCGCTCGTACTCTAGGTATTGGGGAAGAAAGTTGGTATCTCTGTATTCACGCCAACGATTGCAATGGTCTGTCACAAAAGCCGTCAACTCTTTATCAGCCTCAGTTGGCTCATAAAATTCGTTTTGCTCTAGTTTGTCTGTTGCCATATATTTACCTTATAGTATCAGCAAATGGGTCTTTATACGCTGGATTTTCAGGTATAGCCATACGAGGATTATCTACGACTTTTGCAACTTCAGGTCTAAAAATACCAAGTTGATCTCCAGCAACTGTTCCCATATATTCTTGTTTAAAAGCCTTTTCAGCAAACTTTGGAGAAAAGTAAAGCCCATCAATGCCTTTTTTTAGCAAGTCTTGAGTTGCTTTGTTTGCTTTTTCATATTGACTTTCAAAATTAACAAATTCAGCATAGCCTTCTTTTTGATAATTTAACCAATCCTCTGGAGACATCCCATATCTTTGTGCGGCATCAGAAATTGTTTTTACAGTTGGGTCTGCTCTTTTAAAGTCATTTAATCTATTTGTTAAATAGTCTTCAAATGTACCTTGCCTAACTTGTTCGGCTTCTTTTCTTGCTCCCAAATTGTCTGCCCAAAGAGCATCACGCAACTCTTTGCCATCTTTGTACCCAACAGATTTTGCTATCTTGTCAAATTGTGCGGGAGAATCAATGACTTTTACATTTGCGTCTTTTGATAAACGCATGGAAACTTGATCTTTGTAAGACATAGCCCTACCTGCTTCTGCTTTTGCAGGATCAAGCCACCAACTTCCTTCTGGTGCAAAGTAAACAGTATTTGGCCCTAATTCCGAATACTCATAGGTACGTTTTCCAGCATTAGGATTAAACTGTCCTGACTGACGAATTGCTTGTGCGCCTTCTTTAGATGTTCCGTGATACCACTCAAGTGGCAAAGGAGTTGAACGCATCTCGTTAATTATTGCTGGTACTGCTTTTACGCCCCTAGCAATTCCCGCTACTACGGGCGCAATTTGTAAAGCATTGCCTGTTTGGTATCCATAGTAAGCCGCATCTTTAGCCGCTTGTGCATTAGGATTTAACACACTCATACCTAATTGATCAGGTGGTGTTCCCAATAATCCACTTACAAACCCATAGGTTCTTGGGTCAGGCAATGTATTTACATTTCTTTGTTGGGCTAGTTCTCTAGCACGAACACCTTGTCTGGCAATATTGGGGTTGCCAAAGTATGCGCCTCCACCACCAAACAATCCATCTGCCATTATCAAACCCCGCTAATTATGTCTACTGGCTCCCACTCATCTTCTTGGTCATCTACAAAGTAAGAGGTGACAGCCATCTGATCTATATATGACAAAGCATCTGGCAAATCATCATGCACTCCGATGGCGGGAAATAAAAGAAGTTGATCTTTAAATTCATCCCAATCCTCCTCAGAGTTCAGCACAATACGCCCATGCTCAAACCGCCCTTGGAGGCTCCAGATAATTCTGTCAGCCTTTTTCCTGTTGCCGTGAGTTAAGTCAACTATGTGCGAATATACATTATTTTTACGCATTAGGTCAGAAAGATACGGCAAAACTGCGTTTTTTAGCGCACCTTTCTCAATTCCCACACTCAAAGGCTTGTACTCACGCATCTTCAACAGGATGGTTGCCGCAGTCTCACGGATGTCCCAACGCCCGTAGACAATCTCTTTGACAAACCACTTCCCATCATCCGTTACCTTCACAACAGCAATAGCCGTCTGGTCTAGCCTTTTCTTGGAATTAGCCGCTTGCTTGGCAACTTCCTCAAACCCTGCCAAGTCACAGGCTATGTAGTAACTGCCATACTCAGGCTCTTCCCCATACTTTATCCACTCTTCCTTGAAGATGTTGCTACCAGCATTGGTGAAACTAGCCATGTATTCTTGCTTAAAAGCAAAGGTAGACAGGGTTTTCTTGGCTGACTCAATCTCAGTTGGGTCGATCAGGGGGTTGTCTTTGGTGGTGAAGTGCCAAGATTTCCAGTCTTTATCCTCTGCGCTTTCGCCCAATCTAAACAGATCGTAGAACCAGTTTCTTCCTTTGGGAGTTCCAATAAACATGGCTCTTCCTTTTTTATCGGAGAGAGAGGCTCGGATAACTTGCTCCCACGCTTCGGGCTTGATGTCCGCAACTTCGTCAAGGACTGCGTAGGTGAGGGAGACTCCACGGAGGGTATCGGGTCTATCAGCACCTCGGACGTAGATGGTTGCTCCGTTGATGGTGGTAATGTCTTGGTTGTTGATGTGGGCATTTTGGATAACCTCTCGTCCTAGTTCCATTAGAACTTGCCAAATAATCTGTCGAGCCTGACCATTGGTAGGCGCAACATAAAGCACCGCAGAACCCGCAGGGCATTTCAATGCTTCAATAAGTAGGGTGACTGCCGCCATACGGGACTTACCGCACCTACGACCAGCCGCAATTACCTTGAACCTAGTCTTATCCTTGAAGACTTCTTCTTGCCAAGGTAGTAGGCTAAAGTTCAGATCACTCATCTTTTGCCTCTATGTCTTCAGCATCTATGGTTTCAGGGGTATGCGTAATCTCGCCTATTCCAGTAATGTTGATGGTTACAGCACTACGGGACTTGCCTTCTTTCTCAAACATACTTACTGGCAACATTCTGTCCATACAGAGTTTGATGGCGGCTAGTTGGGCAGGGTGTTCATCATTAAGGGCAATCTCTACTGCTTTGTGGACAACTCTAGAACCTGCGCTGTTTATCAGGAGATTCTTTAGTTCTTTTAGTTGGGCAGTCTCAGTCTTGGGTAGGGTGATGAGTTCAGGCTTATCAGCATAACTGGTAAGGGAGAACTGTTTATTAGTTGACCCTTTCGGTCTACCACGCTGTTTAGTTTCGGTCATTACTTTTGCCCACAATAGCGGAAGTTTGCTAACACGGCTGGAGACTACTCTCTCTACTTAAAGCGGTCGTTGTGGCCTACAACATCGCAATCTCCATGCGTCTTGGCAACCACATTATGCTTTAGATTTATTTGTTGAACAATAGGGTAATCCCTGATATAGTAAAGACAACGGGGGCATGACCCACCCCTCTATGCGGTTGAGCCGACCAAGTAGGATAAACGTGATGAACTAGGTGAG